ATCCACGGCGATGCCATTGAGCGGACAGATGTTGTCCGGCTCAAGAATGGTTCTGCTGATCTGCGCTACAGGCCAGAAATCACTAACTGGTCAACCACGCTCCGTATCAGCTACGATTCGGCGCTGATCAGCCCAGAACAAATTGCCAATCTGTTCTTCCGCGCTGGTTATTCCGTAGGAGTGGGAGACTGGCGTCCCGAGAAGGACGGTGACTTTGGCCGGTTTACAGTGGCTGAAGGCGCAGTCGTCGATGCCGCCTCAGAGATGGAGGAAGCAGCGTGATGCGTAGCGAGAGCAGCGTAGATCAGGCACTGAGCGCCCTGAACGATGTACACGGTCGCTTGACTACGGACATCGTCCTCGAAGCCTAGACTTACCCAGCGTAACCATGACTGCGTTGCCCCGCAAATCGCGCCCTGCCAAAACAGGACTAAGATTTATCCTATATAGCGCATAAAAAAAGGCGTGCCAAGAGGATTAATTTTTAAATTCTTTCAGTTTCTTGCAACGCTTGCAAATTCGATTCCCAACCCATTCGGAGACAAAAACTATGTTGCAAAAAAGGCATTTTCGCTTTGCTTCGTTTGCGTTGCGTGATTCTGGCTTGGAGGAGTATGACAAAGTATGCCGTTTATCTGCATCGTCGGGGATATTCACTCTCCTGCCTCATCTATAGCCTTCTCTTTCGGACCATATAATTCAGAGACTGGTCCAGGGTCCGTGGTCCCGCATTCTGGACAATAGTAGACTGGCTGCCAATTAATTTCGTACAGCTCCTCGCGTTCCGATCCACAGTTTTTGCAGATGCTTTGCCTGTAGGTCATGCGTAGGATCGCTTTGGCGGAAAACCGGTCGTGTCGAGATTGCTTCGAATAGGGAAAACGGGTACGTGGTGCTTTCGATTCCTACCCTCGGAGACCCCCCTTTTTTCCGGCAAATCTATCCCCACCTCGATGCCGTAATCGCGCTTCCTCCAGTAGTAGAGGATACACTCTCGCAGATGTTCCGCGAATTTTTGTTCCGTTTGCAGGGTCTGTTTAAATGCCATCAGGGTGCTCCAGATCTTTCTCCGGGACGGTACCCTGGCTGTCGCACACTTCACAATCGCGGTATCCCGTCTGCTCTCCATCGCTGTCCGGGACGTAGCCGTTCCCGCCACAGGCGGGGCATACTTTTGTAAAGGTCATTGGTTCGTCCTTCTGCGGAATATGTGTGGGTCTTATCCTATACATCTCGCGAAAATGTGTCAACAACAAAAAAGGCCCCGTGGAAAAAGGGGGAACCACAGGGCCAGTAGAGGGAGGAGCACTTATTCTAGGGAGCGTTTTCCACTTCTGCAAGCAAATCTGTGTCAGCCTGGAAAGCTAATTCATTTTTTTCCTTGCCATTTCCATTAGGTTCGTTCTCCCAATCATACAAAGTGCCGCAATTGGAACATATGAAGGTATCGCCATCGTAAACAAAAAATTTGCGGTCCTTGCATTCTCCACAGATAATCGGTTGCGAAGGGATAGTCAGGGGGAAATTAACCACGTTCATTTGTCTCTCCTCAAAAACCGCGTCTCCAGATCCCGGTTTCTTCCATGGTCATCCAACACTCTTCTGGTCTGACCATTATCCCAGATCTGCGGGAATAAGAAAAGCGCCAGATGCCGTTGTCCGTTGAGGCGGCCATCTGGCGCTTCAATAGCGGTTGTGGGGAGCCGAAAACCACAGCCGCTAGAGTCCTTATGCATTTCTCCACATAGGAAAACCCTTTGTATAAGATTTATCTAATTAATGCAAGGGCGCTTTTGCTTTTTCATCAACCCATGTCCATTGCTCATGGTCCACTGTTCCGGCTCCATCAAAAAGAACAGCCATCCTTCCCAGCTTTTCGTCGTTATCAACGTCAAATAACTCGGCAGCACCGTTGTCTGCTTGCTGCATGAGGACAGCGAATCTTAAAGTCATGTGGGCAAAGTGACGGGCCTCCTCAAGATTGGAAACCAGAACAGAGGTCTCCTCTGATTTGCCCTGGCCTATGCAATATTCGATTCGGCAACGGAGGAGGTCAGATTCCATTACTGTTTTCTGCCATTTTTGAATTTCTCCGGCTCATTACCCCATACTGACCAGCCCGGACGGCTTGTCCGGGCAAATAATTCAATCCTCGATATGTCACCCATCAATTCGACAATTCGTCGTGCGACTTCATCTGGTTTTCTGGAGTGCTCACGTCGTGCCGCAACTACTAATCGCCGCACACTCGCGGATTGGCGCTGTGGTTTTCCTCTTGTAGCGAGAAGACAAAGCTCTGAATTAGCTCTTGTCCAATAGCCCATGCCGGTGAAAAAATCATCGGCACTCCACAACGTATTTGGTGCATTTTTGTTTAGCTTCGCCCAAACGAATGCAATTGTTTTGTAATTAAAGCTCCATTTTTCTATTAAATCAAGAGCTTGAGGTAGCATGGGGTCGGTGGTCCAGAGAAACAAGGAGCAGTCATCTTCTGCTAGATCCGCGACAGGAAGCTCGCGGATCTGTTTCATACTCAGGCATGTATAATGCTGCTCGGCGGATCGGCCTTTGCCTGATTTACTCCAGGTTTTAAATGTCCATGGAGGATCGGCGTAGATGACGGAGAATTTACTGTTCCGGTTCAAACTTGGTGAGAGCATAACGTTTGAACAGCTTTTCTTAGACGGTCCACTTCTGCTTTCAAACTAGTTATCTGAAGCTGGCTCTCGTCTTTTTCCTGCATCATCTTGCTGGCTAGAACCCCTATCTTATACAAAGTGCGTTCTAACTCAGACCCAGACTTTCCCCGTTTTGTCAGGAACACTTCACAGGGGTTTCCAAAAACTGGGTCAAACCCTACTGTGACCGCAAAAGTAAAACCTTCCCCCGCCACCTCTTCGGTGAAACTAGGTCGCCTGTTTGGGGGGTCGCTCATCTTTATTCACTTGTTCGAGGATATGGGTAAATTCACCGCTTATCGTGCGATGGTTTTTCACTGCCCGTGCCTTCAGCTTTTTGTATGTCGTAATTGCAATTACGACAGATTTCCATTTTTCCGCATTCATTTAGTTACCACCTTTCAATGTGGGATGATACGCGATTTCCCCCAAAACATCAAGTGCTCTTGAGGTTCCCCCAGTTGGAGCCAAGAGAAATGTCGGTTGGCGACGGCACTTTTAATTCAACAGCCTTTTCCATAATTTTCTGGATTTCTTTGACCTCCGTCAAATCTCTAACTGAGAAGGCTAATTCATCATGTATCTGAATAAGGGGAGACTTCCCGGTTTTATATATTTCTGCCATAGCCTTCTTGGTTTGATCGGCTGCTGATGCTTGTATCAACCGGTTCAGGGACTTGTAGGTATAGGCTCTCTTAATGTTGTTCCCGTACTCGATGGTCGCTTGCTCTTTTGGAAGAGCCTTGGAACTCACAAACAGGTTAGGTTCCCACAAATTGAAGCGGCATTTTCGACCTAGAAGAGACCGTATAAACCCTGTTCCCATGGGGCCTCCCACTCGACGCTGGATAAAGTCTTGAAGCTCTTTAACAAATGGAACTTGGACGTGATACTGGGAGATAATAACTTTTGCTTCCTCTAGTGTTACGTCTAGCTTCTCGGCCAACTTGGTTTGACCCATCCCATAGAGAAGCGCAAGATTAATGGTCTTGGCTTGCTTACGTGGAATTTTAGCAATATCAGCAACCATCTGATGGAAATCTGTGTCTGGGTTGTTGCTGTAAGCTTCTACAAATAAATCGGACCCCGTCAGTCCTCTTTTACCAGTTAGGTTGGCATAGTGGACCAGGATACGTGGTTCCTGTTGATTGTAGTCTAGGCTTGCCCACTTCTCTCCTTCTTCCGGCAGAAACAACCCCCGGATAGCTTTGGCAAAGCGGGGGTTTCGAGCCGGGATCTGTTGAAGGTTTGGGTTTGACATGGACAACCGTCCAGATACGGTGCCGCCACCCTCTGATCGCAACTGGTTGATGTGCCCGTGAATGCGTCCGTTTTCGGCGTAACGGAATATGGAAGACAGAAAGGTGTGACCGATCTTGTCTGTCTCTCGTGCTTGGGCAATTTGTTGGGCCACTGGGTGAGGGTGGTTCTGGAGAAAGTTTTTTGTGAATGAAGGCAGCCCTGTCTTGGTGCGTCCATACGGAATATTGTGGTAATCGAACACCTTCGCAATCGAAGAGGCTGCCCAGAGTTCACAGCCAAGCCCAGTTTCTTTCTTTATCTTGGAAAGAATGGATTTAGTTTCACGCAAGAGTTTTTGCTTGAGACGTTCTGCTTTTTCCAAATCAATTCGGACACCGTTCCAGGTCATGTTAATGCAGAGGGGGAGAACTTCAGCTTCCAGATCAAAAATCTGCCACAGGTCTTCCTGAGAGAGGAGTGCCTTGAAATGCTGCCACAGATCCAGCGTCAGTCTTGCATCGGCTTCCGCATATTCTCCAACATAGGCAGCGGGTAGCTTGTACATTTCCGCCTTTGGGTCGATGCCAAATTCTTCGGCGGCTTCGCGGAGGGCGGCTTCGCTTTTCATCTCTCCCAGATAATCGTAACAGACACTATTTAAGCTGTAGTAGCGTCTATTTTCATCAATCAAAGGGGCGGCTAACATGGTATCGATTAGTCGCCCCTCCACCTTAATGCCCAATCGTCGGAGCCATCCCACATCATAAGAGGCGTTGTGAAATATTTTGTCAGCAGGGTGCTTGGCTATTTCTCTCGTAAACCATTTCTTAACATGCCCCTTGTCGAGGTTGCCGCCACCCTCATGCCCAAATGGAAAGTAGGAGTTGAACCCTTCGTAGGCTACGGCAATGCCTATCACCTCTCCGTTACTCGTAGGCCACCCAGGTCCGTGGGTCTTGAGTCGTGGATCTTTCGTTTCTAAGTCTATGGCGATTTCCTTGATCCCGTCAGGAGTGGCGGGGAGTTCTTCTACGGGAACCCACTCGGTCTTCACGCCGAATTTTGGTCTTTTTAAATTTTCTTTCATCTAGGTATCCACCAGTCAATTTTTATTTTTGGCATACCGAATTCAACCCTTCAAGGAAGCCTTGGATTGTAGCAGCTCGACCAATCGTCTGACGTACCACTCGGCCTTTTGAGCATCAATTATGAGGGCGTTGGTTTCCTTGAACCGGTATCGAACTAAATATTTAATCGCGTTTCCCACAAGAACTGCTTCGTCACCGGGCAAATCTCGAACGATATCCATGATAGTTTCGATGGTTTCCAGCTTTGCGCGATGGTAATAGCTGGGAGAAATAAGATCGGTCACAGCATCCATCCTCTTTGCCAATCTTCCGGCATTTTCAGGACTAGGTTTTCTTTTGTGCGAGTGATACCCGTGTACAGCACCCGGTATCCGTCGTCAGGATTTTTTGTCATTTCTTCGAGAGCTTTGCCAGACAGGTCCAGCATGAGGTAAACGTTGTCGGCTTCTCCTCCTTTAGCACCATGGATTGTGGATAGTCGTATCTTTGGCTTGCTATTAAGGTCAACTCCCCGGTTTAGGAGTGTTGAGGCATAGGCCCGGTCTTCTGGTTTAATTCGGTCCAGTACCTGATCCCATGTTCCCGTTGCCTCTAATCCAAAATGCTCGTGTAAAAGACCAAGGGTGAAAACATCCTGTTCGTTTGCGGATTTCAGCAGGGTCTTGGCACCGCGCTGCAATCGCCCATCCTCGCTAGAAATATGCGTGTAAAGATTTTGGGCTTCGCTCAAACTAATTTCCCTGTTCGGACCGGTGGTGAGATAGGTCCACGATGAAATCGCAGACCGGACCCTCTTAGAAAGGGAAGGAGTATTGAATCGTTCAAAGAAATAACCACTGGTTTTAAGATAGGCACCAATTTCATTTAGCATATAATTTGCTTGGGCGAGTATAAGCCATT